AGAAGCTATGGCACAAGAAGAAATAATGAATGAGTTGTCGCCTGAAGAGCAAATGCAAGTACAGTCTTCGCAAGAGGGCATGATGGCTTTTCAAACAGAAGTTGCGTCTCGTGCCGCTGAGTTAATAGGCGAGCTTACAGAGCAGTATGCACAAGCTGTAATGCCGCCTCAACAACCAGACCCACTCGTTGCTATACGTCAACAAGAATTAGCTCTGCGTGAAGCTGATATTCAACGCAGGGCTAAGGAGGCAAATGATCGTGCCCAGTTAGACCGCGAGAAGGAATTGAATGACCAGATGGCTGAGAGTGCTAGAATAAACATTCAAAAAGAAGCTTTAGATGAAAAAACCAGAGTAGCAGAAGAGCGTATTCAAACTCAAAGAGATATTGCCGCGCTCAACAATATGACGAAAGGTCGGTAAAATGACAGCAAGTTCAGTAAGCAGAAAAGTAGTTGAAGTAGAAAAAGCTAAAAAAGCGGAGCGTAGAAATGCCCTTATTGAAAGGCAAAAGCCAAAGGAAGATATCGTCAAACATATCGAAACTGAGGTCAGAGGGATACCCGCAGAAACAAGCGGTAGCGATAGCGTTATCGACAGCGGGAAAATCAAAGCCACCCCAGCGACAAAAGCAAAAGCCAAAAAAGCCAGTGGGTCTAAAAAAGGGGGGAGTAGTAAAAAGGTTCTCTCCGATAGCAAGGCCACAAAAATTTAAAGGTGTTTTCTGATGAGTGCGGAAGAGGTAGCAAGAAAGCTTTTAGAGCTTAAAATACTGCCAAGATTTATGATGTTGTGCATGACAGGCGTGTATATACGTTGCATTGAATGGGCACTTTCACAGCCGGATTTGACAACACAGCAGGCTTCGCTGATATCGGTGGTCACGGGGGCCATGACAGGCTCGCTGGCAGTCTGGTTAAATTCTGAGAAATGAAAGTGTTTGTCCTTGTTATTTCTATGTGGGGACATACGGGTGCCGAATGGGTTTATGTTGGCAATCAAATAGTTTTACAACAATCTTTTACTCAAGAACAATGTTACCATTTGTTACAAAAGGACATGTGGAAAGCTACTTACGATAATGAGTTTTATAAAATGAACATTCAATGCTTTCCTAAAGATTGTGCAGGTAAAGAGGCTTGTAGTAACTAATGCCAACAAAATTAAATGAGAATACAGAGGTAGCATTACCCTTACGCAACATCATATCTATGGTTGCAGCGGCATCCCTTGCCACATGGGCATATTTTGGAATCATAGAGCGTTTAAACCAAATTGAAACTAATATCACAATGATGGAGTCTAATGTTAATCATAACACAGAGTTCAGAATAAAGTGGCCGAGGGGAGAGATGGGAAGCCTCCCTGCGGATTCTGAACAGTACATGCTAATAGAGCATTTAGCTGGTGAGTTGGAAAAATTGCAAACAGATATAGAATCTGGTAAGGCTCCTTTTGATCAACAGCAGAAGTTAACATTAGATTTTTACGAGCGCCGCATTACAAGTTTGGAAGAAAATCTAGAGAATATGAGAAATGGGGATAATTGAAACTTCAATAATTTTAATATTGTATATGTCAGGGTCTATCGTTGAGCATGTAGGCTATGATAATATAGCAGTGTGTTTAAGGGCTAAAAGACACATTGAGCGCACTGGCTGGAAAGACAGTGAATACAAACGATATGCTTGTGAGAAGAGAACTGTAGAATTAAAGGAGGGTATAGACGGCAAGCCATACGTGCTGAAAATAGTGGAGTAGTAAATTGTTAGCCGAACTCGCTGCCGCAAACGCGGCCTTTACAATTATTAAGAAGGCTGTTCAAAATACAGGCGATATAGCGAAAGCAGGAAAAGCTATATCAGATTTTGTTATAGCCAAAGAAGAGCTTCAGCGCAAAGGTAACAAAAAGAAAAAATCTGGTATCCGCTCCTCTGATTTAGAAGAGTTTATGGCTTTAGAAAGTATCCGGCAAAAAGAGCAACAGTTAAAACAGATTATGATATACACAGGAAGGCCTGGGCTTTGGCAAGATTGGCAAAAGTTTCAAGCGGATGCTAGAAAAGAAAGGCGTGTGTTAGAGGAGCTTTCAAGGCGCAGAAGGGCTGAAATAATGGACGCTATTGGAATAGGCGCGGTTGTATTATTGATATCTGCTATGGTTGCAGGTTTGATTGCTTGGATAGCATGGTTAAAAGGAATGTTTGATTAAACAGATAAGGAGGGTGTTATGTTTCAGGCTCTTATTGGACCTATCGCATCGTTGGCAGGCTCATTTGTTGAGGGGCAAGTTTCCAAGCAAAAGGCGAAGGCAACTCTTGCACAGACTGAGGCAGAGGCAAAAGCTGAAATAATGAAAACGGCAGCTACCCACGACAGTAAGTGGGAGTTGATCATGGCTGAGTCTACAAAATCGTCCATCAAGGATGAAATAGTCACGGTGATTATACTAATCCCCCTAATTTTAGTTTTCATTCCTGGGATGGAGCAGATTGTTAAAAACGGTTTTGACCGTTTGAACGAGCTACCAGAATGGTACACATACTTAGTTTTCCTTACAATATCTGCGGCACTAGGAATCAAAGGTGTGGACAAGTTTAGGAAAAAGTAATGGACGTTATTGCCTTAACAGAGCATTTATTAAAGAACATACGTCAGCAAAAAGAAGATTATACGACAATGCTGGCGAATGGTGCGGTAGAAGATATGGAAAACTACCGATTTGTAGTAGGTCAAATACGCGGACTGACTTACTGTGAAGAAGAAATAAGAGCCGCGATGAAAGGTGTCATTGAAGATGGCTAAGAAACTATTCGTGCCTGAAAGGGTTGCGGCAAATATGAAGTCTGATACGCCACAGACTAAAATACCAAAGGCGATTGAAAAAGCTTTACCAGAGCAAGAAGAAAATAAGAACACAGAAAATCCAGAAAATATGGATATTTCTGCTTTTGAAAGATTGCCAAATCCTGTGGGATATAGGCTCTTGGTAATTCCATACTACCCTCCAGCCAAAACAAAAGGCGGCATTTATGTTCCAGATGCTACTCGTGATAGAGAGGCATTTGCAACAGTTGCAGCCTATGTCGTTAAGGTTGGCCCTGACGCATATAAAGACCAAGACAAGTTTCCTTCTGGCGCTTGGGCGCATGAGAAATCTTGGGTTCTTATGGGAAGATATGCTGGAAATAGGTTCAAAGTGGAAGGTCTTGAGGTTCGTCTTATAAATGACGATAATATTATCGCCACTATACTTGACCCAGCAGATATCTCGTATGTATAAAAAGGTGGAGGGACATTATGGAAGATGTAATGAATCAAGAGCAGCAAGTAAAAGAAGAAGAAACTATCACTGTTGATGTGGAAGATTCTGAAGAAAAATTAAAAGTTAAAGAAGAACCCGAACAATTGCTCGAGTCTTCTGATGAGTCAGAATCTGATGGCGCTTCTGATGAAGAGCTTGAGAATTACAGTGGTAACGTACAAAAGCGTATAAATCAGTTAACCGCTAAACGTAAGCAGGCTATGGAAGAGGCTGAGGCCGCTTATCAGTATGCTCAACAAATTCAGCAACAAAATGAGCAAATGAAAGCTCGTTTACAGCAATTAGACCAAGGCTACACAAATGAATATGGGGCTCGTGTGGAGTCTCAAATGGACCAGGCTAAAAAGCTTATACGAGAAGCTCGTGACGTTGGCGACATAGACAAAGAGACAGAAGCCATGTCCTTGTTGCAGCGCTTAGCAATTGAGCAAGAAAGAGTGCGGGTACAGAAGCAAAGATCAGAACAGCAAGTTGCTGTGCCGCAAGAAGCTCCAACACAACAACCCCAACAAAGACAAGCGATACCTCGTGAAGAAGATTTAGACCCCAAGCTGCGTTCTTGGATGTCTAAAAATGAAAGTTGGTTCAACAAAGACGCTGTAATGACAGGTGGGGTCAAAGCAATTCATGAACAACTTGTCGGTGTTGAAGACTATGACCCGACAAGTGATGAGTATTATGCGGAAATTGATAAGCGTATGCGTAAAGAATTTCCTCACAAATTTCAGTCGCAACGGCAAAACGCCCAAGCAGTTGCGCCTGCGTCCTCTGGACGGTCCGTAAAATCAGGGCGGAAAAAGACGGTGGAATTAACACCAGGTCAGGTGGCTTTCGCCAAGAAGATGAATATTCCTCTTGAGCGGTATGCAAAAGAAGTCGCAAAATTAGACACAAGGAGTGCATAATGGTTGATCGCGCAAGCCGGGATTCGCAAACCCGTGAAAAAAAAGCGAGAGTAGAGACTTGGCGCCCACCATCAACACTTGAAGCTCCTGAAGCCCCTGTCGGTTACAAACACCGCTGGATTCGTGAGTCTGTCATGGAATATGACGACCGTAATAACGTCCATAAGCGCCGCCGTGAAGGTTGGGAGCTTGTACGGGCGGAAGATTACCCTGATTTCGATGCACCTGTCATTGACGAAGGAAAAAACGCTGGCGTAATCGGCGTAGGTGGTTTGGTTCTTGCCAGAATACCTGAAGAGATTGTGGAACAACGTGACGCGCATTACCGCAATGTCACAGAAAATCAAATGGATGCCGTAGATAGAGATTGGATGCGTGAGTCAAATGCGGCCATGCCCAAACTTGCTCCACAGCGTTCAAGTAAAGTAACTTTTGGCTCAAAGGGCCAAAGCTAACCTCATAAGGAGAGTTCAAGATGGCTAATAAAGATGCCTCTTTTGGTCTGCGTCCAGCGCGGATGATGAACGGCTCTGCTTTCATGAACCAACAAAACCGTTATCGTATTGCTTCTGGTGATAGCACAGCTATTTTCCAGGGTGATCTGGTGGAAGCCTTAACTGCTGGTGTCATAGCCCGCATGGCTGCTGGAGATGGTGGATTTGTTCTTGGCGTGTTCAATGGATGCCGTTACACAGACCCCACAACAGGGAAGGAAACCTTCTCAAACAGCTACCCTGGCTCAATTGCGGCTTCAGATATTGAGGCTTTCATAATTGATTCACCAGACGTAGTTTACGAAGTTCAAGCAGATGACACATTTCCTGTGGCTGACTTGTTTGGCAATTTCGACATCGTTGACCAATCACCTGTAGGTGATACAAGCTCAGGCATTTCTCGCGTGGAGCTTGATGTCACTACTGGCGCAACAACTGCAACACTGCCTCTGAAAGCGATTGATATTTCGCAAGACCCAGAGAACAATGATGTAGCAAGCGCAAATACAAATGTGATGGTCGTTATCAATAACCACTTGCTGTCCGCTGGCACAACTGGCTTGGCATAAGGAGAATAGATAATGGCTATTTCAAGAGCGCAACTAGTTAAAGAACTAGAGCCAGGCCTGAACGCCTTGTTCGGCATGGAATACGACCGCTACGATGCACAACATGCAGAAATCTACGACACTGAATCATCAGACCGTGCGTTTGAAGAAGAGGTAATGCTCGTAGGTTTTGGTAACGCCCAAACCAAAGCAGAGGGTGCAGGTGTATCTTTCGATAACGCTTCAGAAGCATTTACAGCTCGGTACAATCACGAAACGATTGCACTGGCATTTGCGTTAACTGAAGAGGCAATGGAAGATAACTTGTATGATCGCCTTGGTGCTCGTTACACTCGTGCATTAGCTCGTTCAATGTCACACACAAAGCAAGTTAAAGCTGCTGCCATTCTTAATAATGCGTTTGACAGTAACTTTGCTGGTGGTGATGGCAAAGAGTTGTGTGCTACCGACCACCCGCTTGCTGGTGGAGGTACGTTCCGCAATGAGTTGGCAACGGCTGCTGATCTTAATGAGACTTCTTTAGAGAACTCTCTCATTGATATCTCAACCTTTGTTGATGAGCGAAACATGATTATTG